GGCGTTCAGTGCATAGTAATATGCGCTTCAATCATGATCCAGTATATATGATACAAGATCTTTATATGACTAAAGTAATCCGTGTGTTAACACTGTTACGTGATCTACTTGTTTTCTTCTCAAAGGCATTGAAACGCCAGAAAAGAAACAAATAGTTCTCATATCTACTTCATTAAAGGGTTTTGCCCTTGGAGTTAAATATGGAAGTAATCAGTATTGTCACCCCACTGCCTTGTCCTTTTCTCACACATGAGTTTAAGGGCACTGCTTGGGATTGGACTGCTAGGAACGAACAAAGGTACGGTGTGAATAACAAACACCTGCGACCTGCGTCCGATTACTCTGCTTTTAAGCAGATAGTTGAAACTAGTGTAGTTGAAAAGAGTTACCATTTTGTAAATAAATGGAACGATATTCACTATCCTAGGTGGTCTTTTGGTCCAAGTCATGGATCGGTCGAGACCAATGAAGAATGGTTAGAAACACGAGGAGCCTTAAAGGTCCAGAAGTGGTTCGACAAACTTCATTCGGAAGTGGACACTAACGTTTTGATAGCAGAGCTACCAGAAGCCGTTAGTCACATCACGAAGACCGCTACAGACCTTGTTAACGCTCTAAGAGCGCTTAAGAAGGGCCGTATCAGTGCAGCCTTTGGCCATCTCGGCATAAAGGGACGTAGAAAGGCAAAGGTGTCTTTTTACGATAGAAAGAAAGGCAAAGTTGTAAATCGCCGTATTTCTATCAAGCAACATAAGCGTCTAATGAACGAAGATTATCAACGTTTAAATAGGCGCTATCGACATCTTTTAAAGCGAGGTAGATGGAAACTTGGGAAAAGTAAATTTCAATCCCCTGATTTCGCTAACTTCGCCGCTGAAAAGTGGCTCGAGTTGCAGTATGGATGGATACCTTTGATTGGAGACATGGACACAGTAATGCGTCTAGCCATAGAGGGTGTGCTGAAAACACCGAAACCGTTGATCCAGAAAAGGATTTCAACAACGAAAGCCGTTACATTAGGTAACGTGCTGGGGCAAGGTACTGATACTGTTGATGGAAATCGCCGTATAGGCTATGACATCGTATTACAGTTGAAGGACCCCGTGGGCTTAGCTAATTACGCTTTTGGCGTAGGCAGTGTGGTCCCCGCGATCTGGGAAGCAGTTCCTTTTTCCTTTGTAGTCGATTGGTTTATTCCAATAGGCGACTGGTTAAAGAACATTTCCGTACCAACCGGGTTTCGCGTACACAGTCTCAGTAAAACTGATAAGATCGACTATGTCCACACTACTGTGGGCGAAGAAGATCCGTCGGATTTATCTGTAGATCGAGTTTACTTCGGTGGCAATACGACCACAACGACTTTAAAATCGTTTAATCGTACCATCGGTGGAACTCTACCGCAAATGACCCTAACCGGTATAGTTGGACATGCGTCTGATGGATTGTCTAACGACATCAATCATGCTATCACAGCTATATCACTACTTAAAACTATTTTCCTAAATAAAGGATAACAATATCATGGCAAAATTAGCCGACATCGCATTAAACGACTCTACCCCGACTTCACGTAACTTTGAAGTTGTACGCCAAGTGGGAGCTGAGTCTTCTTTACGTAACGACAATAGTAATATTGCAGTTAGTGAAAGAGATTTAGTCCAACTTACGTTCCGTCCGGAAAAGAATAGCGTGCCCGTAAAGGCATCTGCTAAAATCATCTGTCCTCCGACTGCTGCTGAAAAAGCCGCTGATGAGACAGTTGACGACGTTACACTTTTCATACACGTTGTACGAAAAGAAAACGCTTCTCCGGAACGTGTCGCGAATGTAATGGCATATGGCAAAGATCTTCTAGCCAATGCTATCTTCGTTGACATGGTGGTTAACGCCGCACAACCATACTAAATAATTAACCTTAATTATTGTACTGGAGTGCAACTATGCGTAAGCAACATAACGTACGTAATGTGCGTAGAACCGCGTCAGAAACGTGGTCGGACCCGAAAGCAATTCCTTCGTCAGCCCATCGTAAGTTGGTGCTATGCCTTTGTAAAGAGGCAAACACACCGTTCTCGCTCGCATTAACAATTTGCGTTCGAGAAAACGATTGGTTGACAGCTATCGACGTCTCTAAAAGCCTCAATCCTAACCATTACGGTAAAGATCATATTTCTTACTCTAGCGATGCACAATGTGCCGCGTTAGTGAAAAAGTATGCAGGGCTTCCTATAGATATCGATACACGCAGTGCGTGTGCAAAAAAGTTCATTGAGGCTGAGCTCAGTTGTCGCAAGACAAACGAGTACTTCCGAAACGGGTCTTTCTTTGCTGCTAATAATAATGCTCAAATTTTTAAACGAGCGCAAGTTATTATTGCTGAAATTCTTGGTGACCATGAACTGGTCGATTTAACCCAAGTAGCTTTCTCAACAGGTAGAACGTTTTCTATAAAAGAGAATATATCAGCTTTTGATAAGCTGAACGGACCTTTAGAGGTGACGTATAAGGCTCAGAACTTAGCTAAGAGTTTACTTAAAGCTAATCCTGGCTGGCTGCAACCGTTTTCACAACGTTTGCTTCCCCCGTATGACGAACCAGAATTGGTTTTGTCTCCAGGTGACCTATATTCGTCTGTATCGAAAGATGCTACAACCGATCGCCCGTTAGGGATACCGCCTTTACTTAATAGTATTATGAGTAAAAGCGTTGGCAAACATATCAGCCGCCGTTACCGTAAGGTAGCTGGCGTCAATATTAATACTGCTCAACGTAAACATGCGAATGTTGTTGAACAGGCTAGTATTGATGGTAATATTGCTTCGATTGATTTAGCGTCGGCTTCTGATACGATTTCTCATCGTTTAGTTATGGACCTCCTGCCTTACGGCTGGTTCAAGTTATTAAATGATCTGAGATCACCATCATTCTACTTAAAGGAGAATGAGACTTGGTACTCTTATGAGAAATTTACAGCCATGGGCTGTGCGTTTACATTCGAGTTAGAGTCTGTTATATTCTATAGCCTGTGTAAGGCTACTATGGATATAAATGGAATATCAGGGTTTTTGTCGGTATATGGTGATGACATCCTCTTACCCACAACCGCCTATCAAGCGGTCACTTCCTTTTTAGGGGAGTGTGGTTTCGAGACTAATCATACCAAGTCATTTGGTATTGGTTATTTTCGTGAATCTTGTGGTGCAGACTTCCTTAACGGAAACACCGTGAGGCCCTTTTTCTTAAAGGACCAAATCACGCCCAGAGTGCTTGTGCTAATGCATAACACAATGGTACGTTCAGGAACACGTTATAAATATCCAAGGACTTTCTGCTTACTTCGGCAGTTAATACCTAGATGTTTCTTTGAAACCATCTCCGGGCCACTTGGCTCAGATGGGGACGACTATTTGATCGACGAGGAAATCGTCGAGGGTCTGAGTTATCGGACCATACAAACGGTTATGCAGTACAGACGAGTGTCAGTTAATGACCCTGGCTTGCTTGCTTACTTTATGTATCGAATAGAGCAGTGCGGACATGGTTCTTTGAACCCCGTACTAAAAGACGTTTTAGACTCAACTACCCCTATGCGAGAAATTCGCAATGAGGATAGCGGTGAGGTGGAATTCTATGAATTCCCAACCACCGATGCTTCTGAAACGACTAGTTTCGCAACTAACGACCGTAATAAACGGCCGAATGTAGCGCACTACTTTCGTGTATCTAGTCTCAAACAGGATCTTCAATGCAAGGAATTGCAGCCGCGTAAGAGCGGCATTTGAAGATTATAACATCAACTTCTTGTATTGTTGAGGGCACGTAAGTGCCTAATCTCTACAAACTTTT